CGTTTAAACATGAAGTCTGGAATTTATAAAATAGTACATATTCAATCAGGCAAGACTTATATAGGTCAATCTGATGATTTAGAAAGAAGATTGCAAGCCCATAGAAATTGGTTTATTAATCCTAAAAGAATTATAAATAGGCATTTGTATAACTATGCAAAAAAATATCCAATAGAAGATTTTATTTTTGAACCAGTAGAATATTGTGAAATAAATATATTGAACGAAAGGGAATTATATTGGTGTCAAATATATAAAGACAATACTTTTAATGTAAGGTTGGAACCTGTTACAAATAGAGGAGTAAAAAGGGCTGATGAGTTTTGTGCTATGAATAGTGAGATACAAAAGAAAAGATTTTCTGACCCTAATAATTTAGCTAAGCATAGAGATATGATTAAAAAAAGGTCTTTGAATCCTAATTGGATTAAAGGCATAAATGATGCAGCTAAAAAAAGAGCAGCTGACCCTGAATGGAAACGTAAACAAAAAGAAATAGTAAATGGTAAAGAAAGAGCAGACAACATAAGAATAAAAAATTTTAATACATGTTACTCTAATTGTGTGGCAATGTTAGATAGAGAAGGTAATATGTTAAATTATTTTTTAAATGTACAAGATGCTTCAAAAAGTATAGGTAAAGGAAGGTCTAATATATCCAGTTGTCTTACTGGAAAACTTGGTACAGCTTATGGGTATAAATGGAAGTATCTTACTAATGAAGAATATTTAGTACTTAATGGTGGCGAAGTGCTTAAAAAAGAATGTCAAGATGTCTAAAAAAATAAGTTGGCATTCTTGTTGGTATCTATTATATATTATATAACTTTGATAAAAATTTTTAATTATGGCAAAAGCAACTGAGTTGGCAAGCGTACCAACATTAGATTCGCCAGTAACTTCAAGTAAGAAGATAGCTGCGAAGAAAGCTAAGAAAGAGCCTGAGATGTATATTTTCAGACTTTTAAAAGAACACCCAAAGTACCATGAAGGTGCTAGTGTATTTCCTCCCTACTTTACAATTCCAAACACAGACATCATCTTATGGAATTACGGTACAGAACAAGAACCTGATTTACAGCCTAGGGAAGTAAGATACATTGATGGAATGAAAACCATTTTTGTAGATGAGCAAGAAGTAAACGGACCTTTAGCTGATAGCATTTTAAATAAACAAACAAATATTATAACTTTTAATGATGGGCATTTAAGAGTGCCATCTTGGAATAAACCACTTGTAGAGTTCTTAAGGTTAAACAATCAATGTTCAGCCAACAAGAATAAATTCAAGATGGTTACCAATACCTATATGTTATTAGACTATGGTAATACAGATGATAATGTAGTTGAGTTAGGTAGAAAGAAAGATAGGGCTTATGATTTAGCGCGCTCAGCCTCCGAGGACGATATGGTACCTCATGCTAAATTTTTAGGCATCCCTTTCACACATGCAAGCACAGGAGAAGAAAGAGAGATGGACGCAATCAGAGAAGACTATAAAGCAAAAGCTTTAGCTGACCCTGAGAAGTTCTTATTGATGGCAAACAACCCTAAATTAAAACTAAGATTCTTAGTAGAGAAAGGATTAGAAAAATCAATCATAACAACAGGCTTGGTTAAGAATCAAGCTCATTGGGTTTCCACTAAACAATTAATTCATCAGCTACCTGCCAATCAAACGGCTGTAGATGCTTTAACTGAGTTTGCTTCTACGGAAGATGGCTCTGGTTTTATCAGCACCCTAAGAATGCAGTTATAATTATTTTGCATAGATGTATCATAATGATAGCCCTCGTATTTCTATACGGGGGTTTTTTGTTATATTTGTACAAAATAGTCTCATGACTGTAGACGAAGTTTATTCCATACTTAGATTTATAGTAAGAAAGAATCAGCTAGGAAGCTTAAGTCCTGCCGATTTTCAATATGCTATAAATTCTGCACAAAGAAATTATTATGATTTTTTAGTAGGTAGAATTGAGCAGTATCAATATGGAAATGCAAGACCTAGGGTAGGCTTATCAATGACTGATAACGTGGTGTCAAGATTGATGCCATTTGAACAATCAAGTGTAGTTACTGTAACAGGAGGTTTAGCAACAAAGCCAACAGGTTTTAATAAGTTAATAGGCATGTATACTCCTAATATATACAGAGTATATAGAATAGAAGAGGATTCTTTTGCTGAGAGGATGCAGGATTCAATAGACCCTGTAGATGAAGAGAATGCTTTTTTTGTAGAACAAAATACTAATTGGAGAATCTATCCAACTACAATACCAAGTATTACGGTTAAATATTTAACTGTACCTGCAAATATTGTTTGGAATTATACACTTGATGGAAGTGGAAGACCTGTATACAATCCAACAGGAAGTGTAGACCCATTATGGAATAATAATGATATTGACGAGCTTGTAGGTAGAGCCGCTAAAATAATTGGTGTTTCATTAAAAGAACCAACTCTAAGTCAATTTGGACAGGGAGTAATTAATACAGGAGAATAATGATAGTTACCACACAGAATATGGTCGACAGGATTCGTAGGGCTTATTATAATGACTACCCAGACGACTCTGCTGTACTTACGGACAATGAGTTATTGTTGCACATTAATGATGCTGTAGCTCAAGTTGCAGTAAAGCAATCTAATGATGCGTATGCTATTACAGGATTACTTTCTACACCTGAAGCTTACATCACTACTTATAGATTGACTTCATTTAGCAAAGATTCTGATACAGGATATTACTACTCTAGTTTACCTCATCCTCCGATGGGGCTACCTGAAAATAGCGGTGTTAATAGTGTTTTTTTTGTAGGAGTAAATGGGCAAAGCAAACCTGTGTTATATGTTTCTCCAAATGAGATTGACTACTTTAGAAACATGCCTTATCAGCCTAACGCAGCTTACTATTGGATTGAAGGTATTACTTTGTATATGTGGGTTAAAAACAACTTGCCAACTAATGTAAAGGTTAATGTAAGAATGGCTACTCATATAACTAATTCTTTATCAACTCCAATTAACGTTCCTCCTGATGCTATAGGAATGGTGTTTGATATAGTGATGCAAAAAATAATGGTTCGTAAAAATATTAAGGCAGACCACATTACTGATAGCGTTGAAAGCTAATAATTATGAATAATCAAATAGAAAAATATATTAAGTTATCAGATGCCGTTAATATGTATATTGACGAAGCTAGGTTAACTACTAAAGACTTTAGAAGGCTTTGGGCAATGGCATTTCGTGGGCTTCAAGAGATTGGTTTAGATGTTTCCTGGTCTCCAAAAATTACTGTGCTACCTGTCAATTCAAATTTGACTTGTGATTTGCCTGATGATTATTTAGAATATGTAAGGGTTGGTTTATTTAATGAGTCAGGAGAAGTAGCTACATTGAAAGTAAATGAGTCATTGACAAGATACAGAGATACTCTTTCTACAAGACTTTCAGATACTGCTAGTCAGATTGGTGCTGGCATGACTGTACCTAACTATCCTTATTGGTTTGGGTATTGGGATGAAGATTACGAACATTACTTTGGTGTAGGTTCAGGACTTGTTCAAGCAGGAGAGTGCAGATTAGATTCTCAGAATAGAGTTATTATATTCGACCCTCAGTTTGGTTATGGTTCTGTAGTGCTTGAGTATATATGCAGCCCTGTAATGGATGATGATTATACTATTGACTTCAGATGCCAAGAGGCTTTGATTTCTTTTTTAAGATGGAAAGATATTCAATCATTACCATCTACAAGGCTTGTTAATATTAATGAAAAGAATATGAGGGAGAGAGAATACTACTCTCAAAAGAAATTAGCTAGGAAGAGATTGAAACCATTTAGATTACAAGTAGCTGAGCAATACATCAGAGAAGCGGCTACGTATGGAGTAAAAGGATAATATATGCCAAGAGGAAGGTTACCTATAGAGAACAAACAGTTTGGTGGTATTATGAACTTGGATGACAACAATGATGTTATCCCTGCGCATCACCACAAGTATGCTATGAATGTAAGATTCAGAGGCCATGCCGGTTCAAATCGTGTTGAGAGTATTCCTGGTAATACATCTATAACTAACTCTCTCCCTTCAGGACAAAATATTTGTATAGGTTCTCATTTTGATGAAGTAAAAAATAGAGTTTATTATTTTAACTACAATAGCACGGGCAAGAATGGAATTTATTATTACGACACTATATTAGGTACTATAACGCCTGTATTAGTTAGTTTTACAAATAGCTTTTACGATATATTTAATTTTAATCCAAACTATCCAATAGCTTCTATTAATATAGTTTATAAAGATGTTAATGAAGGAGACGTATTATATTGGACTGATAGAAATCAAAGACCTTGTTTTTTAAATATTAATGACGCTCTATCTAATACTCTTTATTCTAGTGGTACTAATTGGCAAGCAGATTACTTAAGAGTGGCTAGGGTAATGCCATTAATAGCTCCTGTTTGTAGTTATATTGATTCTGTTTATAGTGGCATAACAACATTAAATAATCTTAAAAGTAAATTATTCCAATTAAGATACAGATGGGTTTATAGAGACAATACAAAATCAACATGGAGTCCGTATAGTAAATTGTTTGCGCCTGCAAATGCTGATATTTTAGGTACAGATATTGACCCATCTAAAAATAATACAATACAAACAATTATACAAACAGGCCCATCTGATTGTGTTAAAATAGAGATATCAGCAAGAGAAAGTTTATCAACAACATTTTCTGCATCTTTATTAATAACAACATTAGATAAGTCTTTATTGTCTATTGCAGATAATAGTATTTATACTTATTATTTTATAAATGATGGAAGTTACGAATATGTAGATGCTGCTGAAGATGCTTTATTATTTGATTACGTTCCTAAAAAAGCAAATACGCAAGAACTTTTAAATGGTAATGTATTAATATATGGAGGTATAACTGAGGGTAATACACCTAATATTACACTAAATATATCAGCACCTACAATAACATTAGTTCCAAATACAGCTACTTCAACTCCATTAACATTTACTAACTCAGATACTATATCGGGTAGTTATCCTCCTGGGCCATTTACAGGAAATTATTATGTAAATATGAATGGCAATCCTCAAGTTGGAGATGTCATTTCTATGTTAATTAGTGTTTGTGATTATACATCAGGAACCTACCTTACTTATGCTACAACAATAAATTATACTGTAGGTTCTTATTCAGGAGATACTGCTTTAAATATTTTAGAACAAAGATTAAGAACGGCTATTAATTCTACTGTATTAAATTCTATTTATCATATTGTAGCAAGCGACCAAACTACGCCAAACATAGCAATAGTCATGGCTAACCCTTCTGGTAAAGGAAGAGTATTATATGTTAATGCTACTGTTGCTTATGCAACTCCTTCAGGAGGAACTCCAACTGATGTAAATACTTCTATATATAAACACAACTCAAGATATGCTTTTGGTATATGTTATTTTGATAGATATGGGGTAACTAATGGTGTTATGACAAATGACACTTTAAAAATAATTACTCCTGAAATAGAAAATACAAATTTAACCGTTACTCAATTAACAATACCAAGTATTAAGTTTTCTATAAACAATCCTCCTCCTTCATGGGCAGAATATTTTTCTTTTGTAAGAACAAATAATTTAACTGTAGCTTCATTTAAAAGTATTACAGTTGATAGTGCTTATCAAAACTCTGTTAACGGATATTTAGATATTACATCTTACAATACAAATACAAATGGATATTCTGCTTACACGTATACTAAAGGAGATAGGGTTAGAGTAATAGGAGTAGTAGGTGGTAGTGCAACAGTAACGCCTCCTTATTATGGTAATTCTACTGTTATTGATTATCCTATTTTAGATGTAATAACAGACAAGCCTACAGGTTCTTCTTTCCCTACAAATGGATTTTTTATAAAATTACAGTACGATTCAAATATGTCTTCTTGGGGGACAACAGGTTATAATTATTTTTACATAGAGGTATACACTCCTGCTACAAATACAAATACTGATTTACAAGTATTTTATGAATTTGGGGAAACGTATAGGACAGGCAATGATGTAAATGGCAATCTTGTTCATTTAGGTCAACAACAAAATCAAGTCATAGGTACGGGAGCGCAACCTGCTATATTTAATTTTTATAGAGGAGATGTTTATTCCAGAGAAAGAAATGGAACATTATGGATACTAGACCAATCTGTTTCTGATAAATATCCTTCTGAAGTAATAGGTAATGGCAGGCCATTTGTTATAGACACATATGCAAAAGAAATATACAATTCTACTTTAGTAAGATATGGAGGTACTTATCAGCAAGGAACTTTAATAAACGATATCAATAGATTTTATCCTATTAATTATGATGAGTATGACAGAAGTAAAGGAGATATACAAAGGTTTAAATTAAGAGAAAAAATATTAAGGGTATTTCAATCAAGGGGAACTGGTGTAGTAAATGTATACGCTACTGAATTAAGTAACCAAGATGGTTCTACAAATTTAATAGGTTCTGTAAAAATTATAAACCCTATTAATTATTACGCAGGACGTTTTGGTATAGGTAATTTATATTGTTCTTTAGCATCATCATCTTCTGCTGATTACTTTGTAGACCCTATTAATGGGTATCATATAAGACTTTCAGGAGACGGCAATACTGCTTTAAGTGAGCTATATAAAGGGCAATACTTTTTTCCATCAATATCAGCTAAATATTTAGATACAGGATATATTAGGTCTTCTGGTGGATATGCTAAGGTATTAGGCATGTATGATTCATTTGAAGAAGAATATGTATCTGCATTTCAATCAGGTACTAAATCAAGTGTTACTTTAACTCCATATACAGTAGGATTTAACGAAAAGAAAAATGCTTACAGTTCTTTTTATTCTTATGAACCTGAATGGTTTATATCAGCAAATAATGGAATTATAAGCTGGAAGAATGGAGTTCTATATGTACACAATAACACAGTACAAAATACTTTCTATGGAGTAAATACGCCATCTGCTATAACATTTGTTTTTAATAGTTTAGATGTTATTAAAAAGACATTTGACTATGTAGGAGTTAATTCTAATGACTATTGGGTTTCTAATATTATTGGAGATGTCAATACTTCTTTAGGACAAAAAAGTAATGTTGTTGTAGGAGACTATGAGTTAATGGAGGGTATGTACCACGCTTCTTTATCAAGAGATAGCAATAGTTTGGGTGGAGTTAATGATGGCGACTATTTAAAGGGAACTTGGATAGAGATGACATTCAGACAAAACAGTGGTACTAATTTCGTATATTTGTCAGGCTTATATATTGGTTATAAAATAAGCGCAAGAAACTATATAAACTTTTAATTATGGGATTATCACCATTAGCAGGCGCGCAAGCAGGATTGGGATTATTACAAACAGGCATAGGCCTTTTTAGTTTAATAGGTAAGAAAAAAGCCTCAGAGAAAACATTTGGGGATATTGAAACTTATACTGATTCTCCATATGCTAAAGCTAATTTACAACAAGCGCAAGCTGATGTAAACGCTCCTATGCCAGGAGAACAAGAAGCTAAGATGGCTATAGGTCAATCTCAAACACAAGGTTTAAATGCAGCTAAAAGTCGTAAAGGTGCATTGCAATCTGTAGGTGCAATTGTAGGACAGGCAATAGCAGGTAAACAAAACCTAGCAACTCAAAAAGCTCAGTTTGGTATTGGAGCTAAAAATAGACTTTCAGGTGCTAGAGATAAAATGACTGTAGAATATGGTAAGTCATTTAAGAGTAGGCAAGACAAACAAGTACTTGCGTATCAAAAATCACTTGCTGAATTACAATCTGCAAAGTCTACCATTTCTCAAGGACTTGGGGCGATAGGTGGGGCAGCGGCAAATGCAGCTAAAATGGGATAAGGAGATGGTGGAGATGAATCAGATAATACAAAAGGTTTAGGCGCATCAGCCGGTGGAATATTTGGAAAAGCTATAGCAGGATAATTAAAATATTAATATGCCATTAGGAGTATCAGAAGGACTATTACAAAAAGCATATGGCCCCATAGATTTTAGTGGGTTCTATAAGCATATTGACGACTTTGCAAAACAAGCTGCGGCAGAAACAAAAGCGCAGAAACAAGCTTTGCAAAAAGAATATTACACAAACGAAGCTTTATATAATAGAAGAACAGACAAAGCTAGAGATGCTGATATACCTAAGATTATTGAATATCATAATAAAGCTAAGAATATAGAATTGTCTTTGATTGCTAACCCAAACATGCAAAATAACAATCCAGAAGAATATTATAAAAGAAAAGAGCAAGCTGATTACTTAAGAGAAAAGGGAATGTCTCTTTCTAGAACAGGAAAGGAATTGCAAAACGACATAAATAGTATTGGAAAATCTTATGTAGCTAATCAAAATAAATTTGAAGACAATACTCTTCAAACTATAAAAGATTTAAGTACTATGCCAACAGATGAAATAATAGAAAAAAATCTTTGGGATAAGGATAAACTTATATATAAAGGAGTAGATACTTCTAAATTTTATAAAGGGTTTGAAGATTCTATTAAAAATACTTCTGGGGCAGTAATTAAAGACGTAAGAGCGAATGTTAAGCAAGGGGCATTAGGAACTCTAGTTGGAGACTTGTATGATGTATACGACCCATTCAAAATAGTTTCAGCTACTAATTCATACGTAGATAATTTAGGTAAAAATAAAGAAAAGGTTTCTTCTCAAATAATGTCTTCAGTATATAATTCTGGAGACGTAAATAGGTATTGGGAAAAATATAATTCAATACCTGATTCTCAATGGGCAAAATTTCAAGATTCAAAAGGAAATGATATTTTTAGTGTTCATAGTCCTGATGGATTAAATCAAACAAGAAAGCCATTAATTAATAAGCCTGAAGGAGAAACAACTGCTGATTTAAAAAGTTGGTTAACATTGAAACAACTTGTTGATGGGTTCCCTTCAAATGCTAAAAAATCCAATGTTGAATTTACTCCTGAAGGTAAGACTGCTCTTGGACAACGTAAGGCAGAAGCTGCTACTGAAAGAGGTTTTTCAAATAAAAAAGAATGGACAAAATGGAGTTACAAGTTCCATCAAGAACATCCTAATGTTGGAGAAAACATATTAAATATAGGTGGAGCAATATGGAATCAATTAGGTAAAGACGCTAAAAATGCAGCCAATATGATAAGGTTATTACCAGGTGGCTTGAATGGAGGAGTATTTAAAGCAGGAGAAAAAGGCACAGAGTTTAATAAAGGAGCGCAAGCATTAGCTGTTAAAGCTGGATTAGACCCTAATAAACCAGAAGATGTAGAAAAGATTAAGAATATGTCTGTTGAAGAATTATCTCAAAAAACAGGGGTTTCTGTTGATGATTTAAAAGCTGGAATTATTACTTCTTATGTTCCTGGTGATGATACTAAAAAAGCTCAGTCTGAAGTTTACAAAGGTGACATAACAGGACTTGACAACTTTGCTAATACTCATAGTAAAGATTTTGGTTCTAAAGCACAAAATCAATACTTAGCCTCACAAGCTAAAGCTATAATGAATATGGGTTCTGTATATCAGCAAAATGAAGGCGTAGAAAAAACTCCTAAAAAACCTGCTGAAAAAAAAGTAAAGTTAGATGGCTCTAAAATGAATATAAAAGACTTTAATAGTCAGTATCAAGAATTACCATCAGGACAGACTTATGTTGGGCCAGATGGAAAAACATATACAAAGAAATAATTTATGCCTGATAATAATTGGACACCTCCAAAAGGAGATACCCCTGTTGAAGATAAATGGACTCCTCCAAAAGGAGATACACTTATTGAAGACAAGTCAGATGGTAAGTCTAAATTAAAATCTTACGAAGGCGATACTAAGCCTAAAAAAGATGCTATGACTTCTTCTATGACAGAAGAATTGTTTGGTAAAGTATCTACAAGAAATGTTGCAGAAAGTACAGCAGGCCCTAAAATAGCAAGAAGAGAAGAACTCAGTCAGCAAGTTCAAGAAGCTCCTAAAAGAAAAGAAGCTAAAGAACAAAAAATAAAAGAAACAAAACAAACAGCTTTAAAAAACTCTGTAAAACAATCTTTAGATAATAATAATATAAGTTATGTAGAAGGAGATTTAAGCTGGAAGAATGCTGAAAGCAAAATACAGGAAGGGGTAAACTCTGATAAACTAGCATTGTCTTTTGATAAACTTAATAACCCTTACTACGTTAAATCACTTAATGGATTTGAAGCTTTATGGGAGGGTATTAAACAATCTTTTACAAAAGAAAAAGAAGCGTACGAATTTGTTGGTGCAGATATTGAAAACAAAATAAAACTTGCTGATAAAGCTATAGAAGAAAATACAATACCTGAAAGCGTAATAACAGGAAGCGTTGCTAAAGCGTCTGAATTTGTTGGTGGTTCTGCTGAACAATTAGCATTAGGATTTGGTGCAGGAATTGGTGGCGCATCGGCTGGAGGAGCCGTAGCTGGACCTGTTGGTGCTTTTGTTGGAGGAGTTACAGCTTCTTTTTTAGCATTATCTCCATCAGCATACACAGGAGCTGTACATGGAGAAGCAATAAAAAGATACAGTCAATCTATCAATGAGATTAAAGCTTCTGGCAGAGAAGTAACACAGGAAGATAAGATTGATGCTATGAACAAAGCTGTGTCTCAAGGACAAATAGCAGGAGGAGTTGAAGTGTTAAAAACTGCTGCTTTGTCTTTTATACCTGCCGGGAAAGGTGCTTCAGGTAAAGGCTTTGTTAACTTATTAAAACAAGATATTAAACATACAGGATATGACGTTCTTAAGTTTGGAGGATTAAGCGTAGGTGGTTCATTAGCTACAGATATATCAGCAAAAGAAAAAGGATATAATGTTAGCCTATCTGAAATGATAACTAATGGTATAGAAAAAGGAGGCGAAGGTGCTACTACTGCGGCTGCTTTTGGTGTTGCGCATGGTTTATTAAATGTATCTAAGTATACAAGAGCTGGTGCATTAGAATATTTGTCTACTATTGAAAGGCCTAAATTAGTTTCTTATTCAATGGCTCAAGAGACAAATGGTTTAATACCTAAAGGAGCTACTGAAAAAATGATTGGTGAGTTAGACTCATTTAAACAAGCTCAAGACAAAGTTCCTAGTTTTATACCTGATGAAAACAAAGCTTCCTTCTCTGGAAACATAAGGAAGAAGATGAATTTAGAAGAACAAAAAAGAATGGCAGACCCTTCATTCCATCCTAAGATAGATGAAGAAATTGCAAATATTGATAAGCGAATAAAAGAAATGACATTGTCTACTGACCCTACTAAACTAGAGGTAGATGATGTTACTGGTGCTACTGGAGAACCTGTGCCTCAAACAGAATATCATATTCAATCCGGTATAGATATTTTGAATAAAGAAGAGACTGTAATGCACAAAGGAGAAGAATGGACAGTTAAAAAAGACAACGGAGACGGTACAGTTGTAGTTACAAAACAAAATGAAGCAGGTGTAGAAAGCGAAATAACTTTAAACAAATCAGAGTTAGAAAAACCTGCTTATACGCAAACAGAAGAAGGTAAAGCTGAAAATTTAAAATCACAAGATTTAGGATTTGATAACGTGACTCATGCAATTAATTCTGTAAACAAAGAATTAGGCACAGACTATAAAACAATACAAGAAATACCTGAAGCTGATTTAAAGGGGGTATCTGAAACAAAAACAAAGCCTACTGAAGAAGAAATAAAAATTCATCAGGAAGCTGAGCCACAAGATAGAATAGATGCATTAAATAAAACAAAACAAGATTATGACACCTCAAGAAGTGGAGAAGGAGTTGGCGGAACTGCCACCGAAATTTCAAAAGATGTATTATCAGAACCTATCAGCAGCTTTGAGTTCGCAAAAGACGCAACCCCAGAAGAATCAGCAAAGTTCGATGAGTTTAGAAAGTCAAGATACAAGTCTCCAGAAGAATTCAAGTCAGAGTATGAAAGAGAACACAGGAGAGAAATTGGAGAAACAAGAGAAGAATACCTCAGAAGAAAGTCTTGTGAGTAAGATTAAAAACGTGTTTAAGATTAAGCGTGGCAAATAACTATATTGTTGTAAATTTGAATGATAGTAAAACGGAATTATGGACAGATTAAAAGTTGGCGACATAGGTTCATCCAAGGATAAAACTTTACTCGTTTGTGACAATGGTTTATTTTTTGACTTTGCTTTAAAGTTAACAGAACACTTTAAGAAGGTTTACTATTATACAGAGTGGAAGAATGCTTATCCAGGAATGGCAGAGGCTGTAGTTGGTACAGAGTGGAAGAATGGAAAAAGATTAAAAACGTTTGATGGAAAAAATATTGAAAGGATTGAGAATATGTTTTCAGTCCTTGATGAAATTGATTGTTTTTTTACTCCCGATATATATGACGGAGACTTACTTGAGTTGCTTGAACGCTCAGGTATACCATGCTTCGGAAGTGGCAAAGCGGAGTGTCTTGAACTTAATAGATATGAGACGGCTGTGGAAATGAAGGGGTTAGGTATGGATGTCGCCAGGACTATTAACATAGTAGGTATGGCGGCACTCAGAGAACACCTTAAAAAGAATGAAGACAAGTTTATTAAAATATCCAAGTATAGAAAGGTGTTTGAAACCTTTCATCATATTAATTATAAACTATCAGAACCTCTTTTAGACAACATAGAGAATACTTTAGGGCCTTTAAAATACATTGTAGAGTTTGTGGTGGTAGATAATATTGAAGCTATTGTAGAAGAGGGTATAGATGCTTATAGTGTTAATGGAGAGTTACCTTCAATGGTATTTACAGGCTGTGAGATTAAAGATGTTAGTTATGCAGGAAGATTAATGAAGACGGATGAGCTATCTGTAGGTAACAAAAAAGTTAACGAAAAGTTTGTTAAGCTATTAAAAAAGTATGACAACTCAGGATTCTTCTCTACAGAAGTAAGAACTACAAAAGAAGGGAAGAATTATTTTATTGACCCGTGCTTTTCTGAAGATACTGATATTCTTACTGATAATGGATGGAAGCCTATTGCTGATATTGTTGTGGGCGATAGCGTGGCGACTTTAAATACAGATACAAACCAAATAGAGTATCAGCAACCTACGGACTATATTATAACTCCGTATGAGGGTAAGATGATAGATATTACTTCTCCTAAGAAGTCTATTGAGTGCAGGGTTACTCCTAACCATTTAGTATTAAGGACAGATAGAAATGGAGATAATGTTTACAAAGAAGAAGCAGGTAAATTAAAAGATAAGGGTTATATACCAAGAACCGGAGAGTGGAATGGTGAAGATTTCGACTACTTTGAATTACCAGAGTACCACAATGAGTGGGACTTTATAGGCAAGGAAGGTAAAAAGATAATGACAAAGGTTAAGCATGATGTATCTGTAAAGATTAAGGCTGATGACTTTGCCGCATTCTTGGGGTGGTATTTATCAGAAGGTTCTACAGATACTTGGAATGTTAATATAACACAATACAAACACAAGGAGAAGGTTAAAGAAGTTTTAGATAGACTACCTTTTAAATACAGAGATGAGAAGAGTGGTTATAGGATATCATCAAAACAACTTGTTAGTTACCTTGATGAGTTTGGCATATCTAATGAAAAGTTTGTACCTGATTTTATTAAGAATGCATGTCCAAGGATAATCAATTCATTCTTAGATGCTTATAATTTAGGAGACGGTTCTATACATAAGAATCAAAGATTGTATTTTACTACATCTAAAAAGATGGCAGATGATTTGCAGGAGTTAGTTTTAAAGGCAGGAAGAGTTGCCAATATAACTATTCAGCAAAAAGCCGGAACAAAGATGAGTGTTAGAGGTGGTAAGGAGTATACAAGAAACCATAATATATATGTTGTTTCTGAGTTGGCTGTTAAAGATAGAATGTGGTTTGAGGCTACAGGAAAAAGAAAAGACAACTACATTAAGGAGGTTGACTATATCGGAAAGGTATATTGTGTAACCGTACCTAATGGAACTGTGTATGTAAGAAGAAATGGTAAACCATTTTGGTCGTCCAACTGTATGCGCCTAGGCCTTCCACCGAATGCTTTATATCAGGAGATTTATAAGAACTTAGGAGAGATTATTTGGAGTGGTGGGAATGGTATACTGGTGGACCCAAAGACAGATACTCCTTATGGAATGGAAGTTCTTATCAGCTCAGGTTGGCATAGCGGTAACCATCAGACTGTTTATTTCCCTCCAGAGATTCGTCAATGGGTAAAGTTAATTAACCCTATTAAGATAGATGGAACTTACCATGTATTAAGGACAGGAGATAGTACGACTATAGGAAGTTTAGTAGCAGTAGGGAAAAGTCATGAAGAGTGTTCTAATAAACTTAAGAAGATGGCTAAGCTGATAGAGGGGTATGATTTGAATGTAAAGATTGAGGGTATTGAGGAGGCGGTTGAAGCTTTTAAAACTATGGAGAAAAATTCTAAAAATAAATAACATGCAAGTTAAAAAACAAGTAGGAGAGGCTATGATGAATCCTCCTAAAAAGAAAACAAGTAAAGAAGTTCTTCGTGTAATGATTGATAAAGCAAAAGAAAAAAATTTAGCAGAAACATTAAAGAAAACTAAAAATAAATAATATGCCACAGAAAGTAAGAGTTAAGAAGTCAACTGAAAAAGAACCTTATGGTGCTATGTCAAAAAAAAGAGAAGATGCTTTTGTTAAGGGTATGACAGAGGCAAGATACGGCAAGCAATCATCAGCAAAGAAGGATGATGTTAAGACAAGTAAAAAAATGAAGTAATGCCATTAACTAAAGCTAAATCAGAAAAGAAGGCTGATGTAAACAAGGCTGTGTCTAAAAATATGCACGAGCTTGCGCATAAGGGTACAAAGAAAAGAAGTCAAAAACAGATGGCAGCAATTGCGATTGCTGGCGCTAAACGTAAGTAACATGCCTATATGCCCAAATAAAAGCTTACCTGCTTGGACTAACCTAATTGAAGGACTTAAAAAAACCTTTGCAGCGGAAGGAAAAGAGTTAAGTGATAAAGACTTAAATGACTATGCTGAAATAGCTTTTCATAGGTATGGAGATATACCAGATGCACAAGTGGCTTATAAGTACATTAGCAATAAAGTAAATAAAGAAGAGATTCAGTTTGATAAGTGGGCTAACTATACAAAAGGGCAATTTATTACAAACCAAGGAGAGCTAAGTTTTGAAGACTTTAAGGTTAAGTTTGATGAAAGGTTTGGCGCAACTTCTGATGAGATTGAGGTTAAAAAGGTGTATGAAGAAGGAAAGACTAGATACAATCTTAATAAAGCGTTCGACCAATTAGCATCTAACACAGTTGCACAAAGACAAAAAGCAGAAGGAAAGACTCCTTGGTATACAGATATTATTCCTGCATTTAAAAATTATTTTATAGCAAACTTTTCTAAGCTAGGAGAAATATCTCAGGCATCAAAAGATGCTGCTATGAAATATTTGTCTTCAGCTACTCAAACTTCAATGATATTAAAAGGAGCTGTTTCTAAAATATCTCAAGAACATGGGCCTAAAGCGTGGAGCGAATTAAGACAAGCATTAGTTCAAAGTAGGTTAGATGGGATTAGGAATAGATGGATGGATATGTCTAAAAAAGTTATGCAGATGTCTGATGTTGAGTTAATAGATAATTTGTCTAATGGTATATATACAAAGTTGTTGTCTGAAATAGAAGGAAGAACTCCTTTGACTAATTTATCTCAAGATGTTTCTAACTTAATTATGGGCGACCATTTTGATGACGCAAGAGAGTTAATATCATCAGCATTTGAAAAGGCATCTGAAAATGTTGCTAAGGTAGATTTTAGCGGAGGAAGAAGTTATGAAGAAATAACAAAAGATGAAAACATAAAGAATGCATTAAATTTATATAAGTCGACTGTAGAAAAACCTATTGCTGATAACCACGCGGCTAATGAAGGATTTATGTCTAATGATTTGGGAGAGTTGAATACTTATTTCCCATTAATACCATTAGATGAAAAAGGCGGATTCTTTTCTTCTAAGTTAGGGTTTTCAAAATTGTCTCCTATAAAAAACAAGTCAAATAATTTTGCTACAGGATTGTCTAATGCTTACGATTTGTCTGTAAATAATTTATCAAAAAGGATAACAGATTCTTTTAAAGCAAATAATAAAACTGCGTTTTTTAAATCACTTTCAGATGCAGGAGTAATAAAAGAATTAAATCAAAGCGAAACAGCTTCTGATGTTATTGTAATTAATGGGACATCTTATCCTGCTCGTTCAGAGGCTATAGGAACAGCAATGCTTGTTAATGGAAAAATGGTTCCACCTAAAAGAATATTAATGCCTGAATGGCTGTATAAAGAATTGAAGCCGATAATACAAGAAGGGGATATGGATAGAAACATGTTCCAAAAGGCTTTGAATGGAGTTACTACTTTAGCACTTAAAGGTATTGTAGAGCCTACCATACATACTGCAAACCTTGTTGGAGCAATAGTAAACGGAACTCCATTTCCAGGAACAAATTGGGTTTCAAAAAGTATAGGAAACACTCCTGTAACAAAAGTAATTAGTTCTATTTTTAATATTTGCAATGAAGATGTAACAAGCGAAGCCGCTATTAAGCATCTTCAAGAAATGGCTAACATAGGTTTACTTAGTCCTAAATCAGGAGCAGTAACTTGGTTTAAAAAAATATCTGAATCTACAGGAGCTAAAAAAGAATCATTATTAAATCTTTCACCTGTATTATATGGACGAAAGGGTATTGATTTAAAGGCAAGGGTTTTAATGGATAGGATTTGTTTAGAAATTAATCCTAAAGCAACCCCAGAAGAAAGAAGACAGTTTAATTATCAGTTAGGTAATTATTTAAAAGGGGCAGAAGGGCAATTGGAAAGAACATTAAAAAAAAATGGATTAGCTCCGTTTTTTACTGCATCATCTACATTTTTAAAAAATGGTATTAAAGGTTGGGTAGGCGCAACTTCTTTACCAACATCTGGAATGACTCTTGGTAGAAAGATACAAATGAGAGCAGCTCAACAGTTATCCGGAGGGGCAGTTGGTTTATTAAGCACTTGGGTTTTAGCTTATAAAGTAAATACAGGTAACTATCCTTGGGAAGATAAAAACTCAAACTTTTTAAAAATACCATTAAACGACAAAGAAAAAGAATTAGCAGAAAAAAGCCCTGCTATGAAAAAATTACTTTTTAAAAATGGAAAGTGGGAAGATGTAAACCTTGGATTTTTTAACAAAACATTAGAGAGAGGTGGTAAGGCATTAGGGTTAAACGCTATTTACGATACTTATATGCAAGGAGGTACAGGTGGACAAATGGCTGAAGCGGCTAGTAAAGATGAGATAAATTCTTTTTTAACTCCAATGGTAAGCTCTCCAGGTATTCACTTATTGTCAACTGCGGTTTTAGGTGAGGCCCCCTATATTACTTCTCTAAGAGATTATAATACAGGAAAGTTTAATCCTCAATTTCAGCAAACTGTTAGGACAATGGAATCTTTTCCTAAACAAGTTGGTGCTAATTTTGCTCAAGGTATAATGAATACAAACTCTATATTAAGTAATATTGGAGATTTTTCTGGATTTTCTTTTAAGCCAAAATATGGTTCTCAAGATGATATGGATTTTATGACAAGTTTTTTAAGAGGAAGTATAGATATTAGTTTGCCTAATTTGTTTAAGCCACATATAGATAATGAGAAAAAAGCTATGCAATTAAAGAAGTCAGAAAAGAAAGTAGAGAGAGAAGCTGGTAAAGAATCAGGAGAAAAGAAGCCCAGTTCAGGTTCAATGAAATCAGGAGGAATGAAAGGTAAATCAATGAGAGGTTCAAGATTAGGCGGATAATTTATTATATTTGTAAAAAATAAACAGTATGAGCTTTACAGCCAGCTTTACGGCAACTCAGGGACAGGATTGTACTCAGTTAACAATAACTGATACAAGTAGTTACGCTAGTGAAGCAAAGAGTACCTTTTCTTCAAGAAGACTTTATTTATATAAGGCTGATGGCACTACGTTTAAATTTCCATCTTCAAGTACTACAGACTATATAGATTTTAGTTTTGCGCTTTATCCTGCGGACTCTATTACTATTACTAATATAGATAAAGACTATGCGCTTAACGTAGAATTAATTTTGGTTTCAAATGCGCCAGTTTCTGGTTCTGTTTATAATATAACACAATTGGTTTTATTAATTTGTTATACAAGTAAATTTTTATATAGTGTATGTGAGATTGCTGCATCAAATCCTATGAGGGTTAATCAGGAAGGGTTTTATGATTCATGGGGTGCTTTACAAACAGAAGAGGATGCGGCTAGTAAGGCGGCTACTTATGGGGATTTGTTATCAGCAGATGCTGCGTTAAACAGGGCTGCATTAATTATATCACAGTCTAACCTTAGATTCTAATGACTACTAATGATGCGAATACATTATTGAATTTGGCTGATATTAGCTTGTACTTATCTAAGAATGAATTAGAACAAGAGAAGTATTATTCTTGGGTAGATGAGACTCAAAGATGCAGGTTAATTTATTTGGTTAAGAAAGCGATGCGTTGGGCCGAGCCTTATTATGTAAGTACGTCTCAATTTAATCAGACAGGAAATTACCTTAATAGTTTAATAGGCAAGTGGAAAGCACAGGCACAAAACGTTTTAACGGTAGGTAGTGCCGGTTCTATTGTCAATGTAGTTACAGGTGCATCAGCATCTATTGTAGCTTTCAATTTACAGTTTACTGTAGGTGGCGGTACCTTATCAGCAGGAGATATAACTTATATTCTTAACTACCCTTATATTATGAAGGATAGTGTTAGTGTGGAATTACCGCAATCTAACTTACCTATTTCTGATACAAGTCAATTCTCATACAGTATAGTTTATACAGATAGTAACGCTACTATTACATTCTTGAATGGTACTCCTAACATAGGATTGCAGACGGGAATGGAGATAATGATAAGAGGTTTAAGGTTTATAACAGGTGCTTCTAATACAGGAGGTTCAACGGCTCCTACGACTTCATGGACATTCCAAACTGTTGTAACAACGGGACAAACATTATCTATACCTGCGTTAATTGGTAAGACATTGAATATTGTGTTTAGGGCTACACCAATCCAGGTTATTGAGGTTGGTACTCCTACAATCAGTCAGGTGTTATGGAATAGTACTACAGGTATATTAACTACGCCAGTTTCTAATCCTTGGGTAGCTACTGAAGAAGTTGCTATTCAATATAACGTATAACATGAAGAAATATTTATTATTATTATTATTATTTATTAGCGGAGTTGTGTCTGCTCAGTATCCAATTACGGGTAGTAAAGTTAGATACTACAATGGTATAGGGCTATCTACAAGAGATACTACAGGTTGGAGTGCTGCTGATACTAATGTGGTAATCATAGGAGCGGACTCTGCTTTGTATGTAAGGGCAAAAACTTATTGGAAAAAGGTAGGCGGCAGCGACAAGGCTTACTATACTATTCAACAATCTTCGGATAGCACTTATGTAACAATAAAAAGTATTGATGGTTTACAAGTGGACACAATACATTTTCAGGGGGGGAGTGGGATTATAAGTAATAATAGTTTTCCAAGAACGGTAGCGAAGTATTACGATACAACAACTATTACGGGTATAGGTTCTGATACGACTACGGCAATAAATTATACAGTACCCAATGACGGGTTAGTACACATCTATAATATTAAATATTGGACTAACGTAGGGGATGTTTACAATGTTTATTGGACTGATTTAAATGGGTTTCAGTCTTTTGTATTTAATAATTCTTCTTTTAATTTAAATAATTTTAGTGTTGTACCTATTTACGGAACACCAAACACTCAAATAATTATTTCAAATACAAATGCAGGGGCAAAGAAAAATTATATTTGGTTGGAAGAATCACAAAGATTTTAATATATAACTAATGAGAAAAATACTTTTTTTAATATTATTCCCTTGCTTAGTTCAAGCACAGAAAAATGTAGTTATTAAATTGCCTACGTTTGACACTACGACTTTAAATAGGAAGGTAAACTATACGGATACTGCGGCAATGTTGCTGCCATATCAAAGGGCTTTAACTGCAATGAAGTACAACGATACTGCGGCAATGTTATCTCCTTATTTACGTTCTTTCTTAGGGGTTAAATATTCTGATACTGCTACGATGCTTTCTAACTACCGTACTAATATTAATGCGTTAATTAGCGATTCAAGCTATCAAGCAGCACAAATTGCTTTAAGGGTTAAGTACGCGGACACTGCGTCAATGCTTTCTAATTATTACAACAAAACTTCTACGGATTCAAAATTAGCTTTAAAAGTAAATTATACAGATACTTCTACAATGCTAAGTCCTTATCAAAGAAGTTTTTCAGCAATGAAATATTCTGATACCGCGGCAATGTTATCGGCTTATTACAATAAGACTGCGGTAAATAGCTTACGAGCATTAGACGTTAAATATACAGACACGGCTTCCATGCTTTCTCCTTACGCAAGAAGTTTATCTTTAGGTGCTTACGTTCC